GGGATGGTTTCGCATCAGTTGAGATAGGTGTACGTGAAGGTATGGGATCTAAAATCATGCTAGATAATTTAAAAAATTTTTATCTACATATTGGTATAGATCCTTACGCTAATCTTGAGTACCAACACTATGATGAAACAGGTAAATATACCTGTGATTACACCGATAAGATGAGAGACACCATGCTCCATGATTTTAAACCTTATCGTAATCAAGGTAAGTTTACTTTGTATAATAATACAGATACAAAGTTTATGAATGATAGGGCTCACCAGGAGTCGAAGTTTGCTTTTGTTCACTTTGATGGTCCACATATGACCCGTGATGTAATTACAGAAGCTGTTTGGTTTGCAAATCGTGCGGCACCTAAAACAAGATACGTGTTTGATGATTATCCTAAATATAATATGCAGCTGATTAGAGATGTATTAAAGTATTACGACTTTGATATCTTGGACCAAGGACAAAATAAAATTTGTTTAGAAAGGAAAATATAATGCCTTACAAAGATCCTAACGATCCTAGAAAAACTAACGCTAATAGAGTAAAAAAAGATCATGAATACAAGAACTCGGAACGAGGATTTATAGTTTCGAGTATTGCAAGAAAGTTTAAACCTAGCGCAGAAAAATATGGTGGTCACAAAGTACATGAATCTATAGACAAGAAAGAGTTTTGGAGATTGTATATGAATCATATTATTATAATGAAAGAAAAATTTCCAGATTCAAATGGAAGACTTTGTAGGTATTGTGAGCAGCCATTTACGTTTGTAACTAGAATGGGAACTAGAGGTAAAGGACATCGAAGTCGTGGTGCACAAAATCCAACTAATTTTAGTATTGACCGATACGATCCAAGAATAACTTATCAAAGTAATAATATAATTTTTTGTTGTTTTGGTTGTAACGATAGAAAAAAAAATAGTAACCCGGATGATTGGGAAAATTTTATACAGGTTGGAAAGGAATTAAAAAATGATTAAAATAAATAAAAAGTTTTACTACCCGACATCGACTCGAAAAATTATTGATGGTAAAAGACATTACCTGGTAGGGAAAGAGAAGTTACCTAGTGTAACTTCTATATTAAAAGCCTGCGAAAGTAAGGATAAGTCAGATTCTTTACAGAGATGGCGAGATAGAGTGGGAGAGGAGACCGCTAAAAAAATTACTGAGACTGCTGCATCAAGAGGGACCCTTATGCACTCGGTTCTTGAAGGGTATATGTTAAATAAACCTATCGTGGATCTAACGCCTGAAGGAAGACATGCAACGAAGATGGCACAAATAATCGCGGACCAGGGATTAAAAGATAGGTTGGATGAATTGTGGGCTACAGAATGTGTATTGTTTTATCCAGAAATGTACGCAGGAGCAACAGATGGTGTTGGAATGTACGAAGGTAAAGAAGCCATCATAGACTTTAAACAAACAAATAAACCGAAACGAAAAGAATGGATCGAGGACTATTATTTACAATTGGCAGGATATGCAATTGCTCACAACCAAATATACGGAACTAATATTCAGTTTGGAATTATTCTAATGTGTAGTAAAGACCTATTATTCCAGGAATTTCCCGTAGAAGGTGAAGAATTTAGACATTATGCGGACGAATGGTGGAAAAAAGTAGCACAGTATTACAAACAAAAAAAAGAATTTGAAGAAGTAGTTGACAGAACTGGTATGTAATGTATTGTAGGATATTATATGAAAGGAATAAATATGAAAAGACCAAGAAGAGACAAAGAACACATGGCAATACGTAGAAAAAATAAATTCGAAGATCGTTATGCTAAAGGCATACACTTTGACATAAGAAACAAAGGATGTTGCTTTGTAACAATGCAAACAAATGCAGGTACATTAGAAGTTTATATAGATTCTATGGATGGTTTAGAAGATCCACCACACGTTAGTGTAACAGTAGCAGGTAGAAGTGGAAAAGAAATACTTTTGAAAGGAGTTATATAATGAAAAAAGAAAAATGGGATGGCCGATCGCGGCCATCTAATAATGTTTATAGAGAACGTTGGACTGAAATATTTAGTAATAAAGATTTAAAAGGTACTACACTTTGTAAAGCAAAAGATTGTAGCAACTACCTTTACAAAAATGAAAGCCCTACTTTAAAGGGTTATTGTATGGATTGTGGCTAAAATACAACACTTATGGCAAAAATAAGGCATATTTTTACCTATAGACTTTTTTTGCCAGAGAAATTTTTTTATTTTTTTTTTTTTCAAAACACTGTTACAATGCCTACAATCGTTTTGAAAATGCTATTATTTGCATATACCAACACTTATAGACGATATTTTTGTAACAAAACGCTGTTACAATGGTGTTACAGCTGTTACAATTTATAATAATTGGCTTATATCAACACTTTTAAAAAACCCGTACGCGCGCATAAGAAAAAGTTTTTGAAAAAAATGTGCCTAGAGAAAAAACCTATAGGTGATATAAGAAGGTATGCCTAAAAAAAGAAAAATATTTCCAAAAATAACTAGTAAACGTTTGGGTAGAGATATTTCTAAGTATCCTTATGTAGAGATACGTTGGGTTGACATCGAGGATGACAGCGGTTGGAGCAGCTTATCATCATTAGAAAAGGATAAACTCCCTGTTGCGGTATCTAAAGGTTATTTATTAAGTCAACGTAAAGGTGTGACTAGAATTTTTAGAGATTATATTGAAAGTAAAGAAGGTAATACGTTTGAAGATATAGGTAGCACAGTTATTATCCCAACTTCAGTAATCGTATCCATTAAAAAAATTAATCTTTAGACTCCTCTATTACTTCTGCATCCGAATCAATAATAGGCTTAAAAGTTTTTAAGGCTTTCTCTAATTCTTTATCTAACTCCGATTCATCAACGTTATCTAAGTTTTTATGTAAATGTAGATTGGTATTATTTTGAAATCCTGCAGCCTTGCCTCTAGCTACTTCCATATTTCCTGCAGCACTCCAGGCTTTACTTTCTCTAGCTTCATCTCTAATTTTACCTAATTCTGCCAAATGTTTCTCATAAGATATATCGTATTTTTTTAATTTTTCTGCTCTAAGTCTTCCAATGTATTGAGTGACCAATGGGTATAGAGAAGGGTTCTGTAACTTACTTGCAGAAACATAAGCTGAATTTGGATCATAGCCTGCAGCAATAGCACATTCAGAATCAGTTTTTCTACCTTCTTCTGTTACAACTAAATTAGCAAATTTAATTTGTTTTTCTGTAAGTCTTTTTGGTACGGACATACTTGCAATATAAATTATTTTTGATATATATTCAAGTGATGGTAACAGGAAAGCTATTAAGGAAAGTCTTAGACAAATTTTTACAGTCCCCTACAGTTCAAGAGGCGCGAGTTCAGATCTGTATGCCCAACGGTGAAATGTTTGATATTAAAGATTGCAAATTAATGGAAAACAAATTGTTTGGTGTCAGAGAAACTCATCGATTGGTAATGACAGTCTATAAATCTAAATGGAATATGGGCCAAGTTATAGATAAAGTTGATTAGCCTGAATACTCAGAACTTAGCCTGAATAATGATTAAGGGAGAGACTAAATTTTGGCATGAAATTAAGGCGTTCAACACTAAAAATAATTGCGAATTATCATTTACACGCGTGGAAAATAGTGCTGCACATGGCACTCCTGATCTATTGGTTTATAATAGTTCTGGTCACTTTTTCACTATAGAATTAAAGCTAAATTTGGCTAAAAAAATTCGATTCTCTCCTCACCAAATTGGCTTCCATATCAAGCATCCACACAATAGTTTTATCATGGCCAAGGGCCTCTGTCAGACAGACATAAAACTTTATGAGGGGTCCAAGATCCGTGATCTTGTAATCGGTTCTGCCGAACCTTGTGCCACGGGCATGATGTCAAGCTTTAAATTTCTACAAAAAGTTTAACGTCCTACAATATCCTATGTCCAGGATCAATAGACAAAATGTCGCGGATCGTGGTAAGTGCTTGTGGGCGGGACCCACCCTTTTTTATTTTTTCACGTGAAAAATGGCTTGCGGACTGTGGTGCGTGCTTGTGGGCGGGACCCACCCTTATTTTTTATTTATGCTTGAGGGCTGGTGGAATACTACCAGCCCTCTGTTTCTGCTGCGTCCGAGTCTGGTTCCTAGAGGCTTTGCGACCTCGTGGCTACATCTCGGTTTCAATATATAATTTTTCAATTGACCAGCCGCAGCAAAAAATTTTATTTCCAAAGATCGCCTGTAATGTCGTCAGGCTCTCTTAATTTTTCTAAATCCGAAGACCTCATCAAAGGTTGATCAATTCTACCTCTAGCCAGCAGCACACGTTCGCCGCCTGAACCTTGATGAGGTCTTCGCCAAACCTCGTAGCTATCGACCCAATTGCCGTCACCGTCTTTTTCTCTGCTCAAGGTAGTTACAATCTTACCCTGAAAGCTTTGAGCCTCGACCGTGAGCCCGTGATGGGCTCGAGCCGTGGGCTGAGTCTTTCTAGCTGAGTCGGATATTATCCCGTAAAAATGGCTCATACTTTTAACCCCTTTCTAAATGCCCGAAACTTTTTGATGGCTTCGGCTTTGGTGTAAAAATAGTAAACCTGACTTTCCCAGTAACCATTTATAATATCACTGATGCGCCAGGCGCCCTCATTATTTTTGTCTATTATCATGAGTCGACCTCGAAGTTTTCGACGTCCCATCCATCGCAAAGAGAAGAGTGATCAACGTCAGGTGACGTTGTCCAGGTTGTTTCCTTGCCTTTCTTGTCTGTTGTAATGAAAGTAATTTTATCAATCATTAATGTAGACAATTCTTGTGTAGTCATTTTTTTCATATATTCCTTTCGTTTACCTAATATAGGATATTAT